ACCCAATAGCTCTGCCATATAGCGTAATTGAATAACTGTAGGATTCCAAGCATCAGTATAAAGAAAATAATCACCGTCTTTAACCTCTCCGTTACAGAATGCTTCTGCAATTTGCTCTAGTTGATTAGACTTATAAACGTTAGTACCGCCGAAGTTAAGAAACGCCCCAGGTGTTGTAGCCTGAGGCGTATCCCCTCCGTTAACTATATGAACATTATGGCCGTGAGCTTTCAACAGTTTGGGTAGTTCAGTCTTCCACTGCTTAGTGTAACGAGTTTCAACTGCTTCTAAATCAACAAGCCATACTTTCATCTAGTTTCTCCGTTTGTTAAATTTTTTACGAAACGTTTTCTTATAATTGTTTCGGTTCTCAAAAGCTCTCCAAGAACGACTTGCATTTTTGTAGAGATCTTTTTCATCAAACTTAAAACCGTTGTGTCGGCAAAAGTCTTTGTATAGGTCAAGATCATTGAAAATCTTGACCACCTCAGGATGGTCCTGCCAGTAACCCATTTTAGGTCTCCTTTAATAACTAGCATACTCAATGTGGGCACCGTTCTCTCCGTCTTCGGAGACATCGATGTGGACTTCACGTCCAGGATATTTGTTTGTAATTTGATGCCACAAATCATCGGACATCATCTCACAGGACTTATAGTCAAGTTCTAATGTTTTTTCTGCGTATAGTTTCTCCATCCAACGTTTAAACTGAATAAATTCAATATCTCTGTCATTGTGTGTTACAGCGATACCTACCTTAAAGTGGAATATGTGTCTATGTGGATAACCTAAGAAACTCACATCATATTCATCTCCTGTTGCAAGACTAGGATCATCTAGTGCCGCAGGATACTTATGGATACCTTCTTTTGTAAAGGTTACCCAGATCATTCGCTTTGCATGTTGCAATGCGTTTTCTTTTCCTTGTTTCATATCTTCTTCTTTCATTCTACGCCCCATATAATCGTAATAACGTTCTTGTTTCATTGTAGCACCTTTTAGTTCTAGTGTCAATCATTAATCTACTATATCGTCATTTTCATATTCACGCCAAGGTGTAAACTTTGAACGATCCATTAGTTCGTGTAAACTATGTGTCCAAACACCTGGATTTGTTGCTTTAAAATCTTTATCGTCAATTTTAAGTGTAGCATTATAACCAAACTGCTCAATATACGGAATTGGTACACGTAGTTGTGGAATAAAATTATCACTTTCGACTAACGCACTTTCTAACATTTCCTCTGCTTTTGCAATAGGAATGTCTAAAGTACAACAAATTTCATCATCTAAAAAAGGCTCAATCATTGATTCCCAGTCATCATAGTCTTGATTGTCTATAGGTTGAAAACTATGATTAGCACCAAAGAATATATGTTCACAATCGTTGTCAGTATATTGTTTAGATATCTCGTCAATGTCTTGAATTCCTGTTACGAACAATGTTTTTCTACCATATGCAGGAGTATGTTCTACTTCAGTTCCTACAAAGAAAATTGCGTCATTAACAGTACCTTGTTTATATGATCTTTTCATTTAAGCCTCCGTTAGCTCACTTTCTAGTTTATCTAGTTCTGTGTCTTCTCTATCGTCAGTCCAAGGAGTTTCTTCATTACCGTCATCGTCTACTTCAACGAACAACGAGTTTGAAATATTAGTAACTCCTCCACGTAGTCTTGCACCTTCTAAGTTTTTAAGGAAACTATCGCCTTCTTTAATCATTGCGAACGCTGCCTCTTTAGTTGGCTGCTCGAACAGTTCTTCAACAAAGCGATCGAAGTATAAGATGTTACGTGGTACCCAATCTGAATACTCATCACTCTTATCTGCTTCTTTAACTTTTCTCCAATGTCTCCAGTCTGGACGTTGCTTTGCAAGTTCAATATCTGTTAAGTTGTTAGCACGTTGTACAGCAACAATATGCTGATAAACGTTGTGTGACATCATTAGTGCATAACCAAAGCTATCCCAACTTGTTTTACCTTCTTTGCCAATCTTGTTAAGCATACCTGGTGCATAATGACAAATGTCTGCAACACTTAAACGCCTACCAATTTCACTTTCAAACGGAAACGGAATGTCATGTCTGCCAGCAAGTGCTTTATTATCCATTGCCTTGTCCATAATAACTGACCATCTCTTACTTGTATGCTGACTGTTAGTGTACACTAGTCCGTGTGCTGTAGCAATAAAAGGACTTGCACAATCAAAACTAACTGTAAAGTTTTCATTAATGTTTTTACGCACTTGACGTTGAATACTAGTTAAGTAACAAGACCAATCAAGTTGTGCAGTACCTAAGAAGTGCATCCAGTCTTTGCCTTCTAGCATACCATCAAATTTCATAGTCATTAACCTACGTAGTGTAATAGGCATCTTGCACATATTAGCGCCACCCATTGCCCAGCCTTCACATGCTTTATCTCCCCAAACGTTTGTATCGGAGAACTCTTTAACTCCTTCGTACCACTTCTCAGCAGTATCCCAGTCTGATCCTTGTAAAACGTTTAAGAACTTTGTAGCACCAAGTCTACGTTCTAACCAATACTTGTTATTAAAACGTGTTTTGTCTAAGCAGTCTTGAAAGTCTTTAAGTCCTGTTTTAGGAGCATGAATATGATCACATGCCCAAGTCGGAACATCAAGTAGCATTGACCAATCTGCTGTAAGCTCTAACCAATTAAGAATATCATCACGTGTTTTATTTGCGGCAGCACCTTCGAAGTTTAACCAATCAAATTTAAGAACACCTTTACCAACCTGATAACCACCTGAGTCACCAAGTATCATAGTGTTGTTTCTATCACGTTCTTGAACCATAGCATCTTGTACCATAGTCTTTTCAAGATTCAATTGTGCGTGACCTGCTGAATACAAACCATACTTGTATGTAAAGTATCCTTGTTCTTCGTTTAAGAAGTTCATGCCTTCAATTCCTCGATCAAAGCCTGCAGGAATTCTTTCTTTTGGAATAAATTCACCTTGTCGCTGTTTAGCAACATAGGTACTATAGAAAGAACTAATAGCTGGCAAATACACAGCGTAGTCTTTCTGTAATGGTGATAAGTTGACTGGTTCTTTCATAATATTATTTAGGCCGCCTGTGCTGGAATGATATATTTGTATGTTGCTAAACCACTATCTAATTCGATCTGAATAGCACCTTCGTTACTAAGACTCATCTTAGTGTTGTTTACATCTGCAATTTTTAAGATTGCAAGTACACTTGCTACAGGCCATGTCCAGCCTCTATCCAATGTACCTTCAACATCTTGTGCAAATACAAACTCACCACCATGTGATGATGCATCACCAAAGATAAACTTCAAGTTAGTACCGTCAGTCTTTGCTAAGAATGTAGGATGTTCGCTGTTAGCGCCTGCTTGGAAATTAAAACGCTGTACTGCTGGAAGTGACGGACTTACATGTACGTCCCAGTTAACACCTCTAAACTTAACAGTTTTCATCTTTTCATTGATGTGTTCTGTAAGCATAAATTGATAACTGTTTTTAAAGTCAGCATCTTTGTTTACAAATTCTAATCCTGTAGGAATAGTTGCGCCATTACGTTCACCTGACTTTACAGTAATTACAGCATCTTTTTGATACTCACTACCNTCAAGTAAATATTTTAGTTTTTGCAACTGCGGCATACCAAATACACCAAGCATGTCTGGGTAAGGGTTATGTGTAGTTGCTTCCATGATGACTGATCTGTCATCTGCCATTGAAAACATAGTTGTTGCGCCTTCTTCGCCTGTAATTTTTACAGTTGTAAGAAAGCCCAAGTTTTGTGTATGTTCTACAATATCTTTTAGAATGTCTTTCATTATAGGGTTCTCCGTTTGTTAATATACATTATATTTAGGTTTTAGTTTAATTGCAAGAACTTTTTTCACCAATTTACTCAAAATCAAACAATTTGTTAAAGGTGTTATCATTTCTTGTAGAGCTGATATCCCACTCCAACACACCAATTAGGTTTCCTAGCTTTTCATCAATTACTGAATTTTCCATCTCAGCATCGTTGAAAGGCAGCTTTTTAAACCATTCTGGTAAACGTAATTCATCTACAGGATACGCAACACTTGTGAATCCCATAGGGTTGTCTTTAACTTTACAAACGATCACTTTCGCACCATCTGTAATAGTTACTGAATACTTGTCGTCTTCCATACGCTTCAGTGTATTCCAATTAATACTTGCTCGAACATGTCCAGGCATGTTCGCTTTGCCTTGTTTCTTTTCTTTATTACCGTATTCAGTAATTTTGTTTGCACGTTTAGGAGAACCTTTCTCCCAACCTGGCCTTGTTTTAAATTCAGTCCTAAATTCTGTAATGTAGTCTAGCACTTCTTGTTGCTCTTTGCCTGCTAGTACTTTTTCAAGTACTTGACTCAAGAAGTCCTGAATCACAACAGGAGTATCTGAACGTTTTAAGTCTAAGCCCATTGCTTTAATTTTACCTGCTTTGCCGTCTACGTCTGTACGCTTACCTTCAACGTCATAGTAAAGAACTGCATATCTTTTCTTTGTAATGAATAGTCCTTTAGTCGCAACAATCTCTCTTGCTGCCGCAATAACATCTGACCTGCTTTTAGGACAATGGAAAGTATCAACCATAAACTTAGGGAACGTTGTGTTTGCTTCATCACATATCTGATCATACAAAGCCATAACACTATCTTTATCCCAAGGAATGTTACCTTTGTTAATCTCATCTTTCAATGTACTGTATGCACTAAAGTAAGAAGAATCAGTATCACCATATACAATTGCTTTACCTGTATGGCTGTATTCACCTGTAATAATTTCATTAACCTTTGCACTCATGTGCTTAACAATTTGTCTACCTGTAAGTGTAGTTGATTGTCCAATACGGTTATCAAAGAATCTACAACCTGGATTAAGAATAGCACCATATAAACTATTAAGTAGAATCTTTTTAACAAGTTGCCTTTTTGCCCAATACTCTTCTTCAATAGGATTTTTTGCTTTAATTGCATCACGCATCTTTCCTTGCATTTCTTTACGTTCTTTATACCAACGTTTTAGCAGTCCAGGAATAACGCCTTCTTTTTCATATGTAAAGATTGTGCCATTAGCACTTAGCATCCAAGGTTGGTTGCTTTCAAAGATCAAATCATATACTTGTGCCGCACTAATTGTATCGCTATTATCGCTATCTTCCCAGTCAATAGTAATTTGTCTACCTACTTCACGTTCCATAACAGAGTCAAACTCAACAGAACCAAATTGTCCTTCCCAAGCATTTGCAAAACTTTTACCTTTTGCTAGTTCGCCTTCAATACGTGCTTTTGTTCCGTCTTGTCTTAGTTGTCCTACAATTGTCTCAGGACCCATGTTCAATGCTCTAATAACAGATGGATACAGTGAATTCAAGTCAACACTACCAATCCATTCATGAATACCTTTCTTAGGATAAGCAACATAAGCACCTGCGGCAGGCTCACTACCTGGCTCTCTGCGTACTCTATTAGGAACAATAAATCCACGTCTGTGTGCTTCATTAATAATACCTTGCTCTGTAACAGCAACAGCACCCATAGTAGTTTGAATAAGAACTGTGTTCTCATGTGCAACTGTATTAGCAAGATCAATAAATTTAAGTTTTTTATCTAGTTTGTCTAGTAGTGCAGTATCTTGAATGTTATATTCAATAAATGTTCTAAAGTCATTGTTATAAAGTGCATCAAGAGATCCTTCATATACTGTTTTAGTTTCGCCTATTTCTAGTTCGCCAATAGCGTCAAGTCTATATGTATGACGTTCTTCATAGTTATATTTTCTATACAGTTCTAATGAGTCAATATGCACTCTACCAATTAAGTCGTAGGTAACAGATGTTTTACCAAACTTTTCATACTCACGTTTTCTAGGATACTGATTCCAAAGACACAATCTCTTTGTATCTTCTTTGCTTAATGTTTTTGTAATTCTATTAACTGTGTACGGAATATCAAAGCCTTCGCTGTTCCAACCACTTAGCACATCTGCATCTTGTATAAGATCTAAAAATGCGTCAAGCATTTGGCTTTCTTTTTCAAACAACATAACATTATCGATACCTTCGATAGTTTTCTTTGCTTCTTCCATAGAAAGTGTTTTAGGTGGAATAGCAAAACATACCATTGTTTCCATCCATTGCAAATATACAGCAATAGAAGTAATAGGCATAAACGCATCTTCAGGTGATGCATACCCACGCTCAGGATCAAAGTCAACCTCAATATCAAAGAACGCTACGTTAAGTTTAGGTGCGTCTTGATTGAGATAGTTGTCCTCAAGCATTCTGTAAATAGGATTGATGTCGCTCTCATAAAGTTTTCTATTGCTGTGAATAGCAAGTTCTTTACGAAGTTCTTTGATGTTTTTACAAGTTACTCTTGATAGAGGTTTACCATAGATGGATTTGTATTTTCCTCTTTGGTCTTCGTAGTAAAAAATATGTCTTGGATTGTATTCTCGATAGTGGCGTTTGCCTTTTTCATCACGTTCAACAACGTTGATAGTGTCTTGCCCTCGGTCATAGAAAGCGTCTACGTAACTCATGTTTTCTCCTGTATGTCACTTTTGGCTGACAAGTACCTAATAAGCAGTTTATGGCCTGCGGTTACCTTCTTCATTAATACTTATCTTTCTCATTATAGTGAGTATAGCAAACCGGCTGCTCCAACTACACACAACACAAGGTTGGTTACAATTAGTGCAGGCTCGTTCCACATACAACTGACAATTAACCAAATGAAACTGCCAATGACCAATATCATAGGTCCTGCAGGATAAAACCCTAAAGCATTAACTCCTGTACCGATTATAAGAATAACGGTAGCAGTCCATTTTAAGAATATGTCTGAATTTAATATCATACATGTATTATATGATATTTGCGACTAGATGTCAAGTATTAAATAATATTAATTGCAATAAGATAGCCAAACACGTTAACACATGCAAAGTATCCTGTAAGTAGCATAACCCATGCAGCACCACGTCTTACTGAAGCATAGCACTGTGTTATACTACCTACAAAGAAAAATGGGTATATAAACGCCATGTTAGGATCTCTTGCATTTAGTGCCAATGATAAACTGGCTGTCACGGTAAAGATAAAACTAATTAGCTCAAAGCCAAATGCTGTTTTGTCAGACGTATAACTGTCTATCCAAAAGTTTCTAATCTTTTCCAATTACTCACCCCCGGTGTTACCAGCAGGTAGATTGTTAGTGATACCTAAGATTCCTTCGATGTCTTCCCACTCTTCTAAGTGTTTAGCCCAATCGTCTTTGTGTGCAATTTTAATTGCTTTGTTAATTACTGATGGTTTAATCTGTAGTTCTTCTGCTACTGCTTTCACAGTGTCTTTAAGACCTTCATTAAGATCCTCTACTTCACGTAGAACATTTGATCCTTCTTTGATTAATCTCTCTAGTTTAGCCTTCTCTTCTGGCCCGTACATTTTTGACATAAATTATTCTCCTGGTTGAAGTACTATTATATAGTCATAAAAAAAGCCAGTCAAGTTAATAACTGGCTTTAGTTCAATTTTGGTTAAATCTGTTTACTTATTTTGCATTACAATCACAATGCTTACAAGTCGGTTTGCAAGTGCAGTCTGCTTGTGTTACGTCTGAACCGCAACAATCATCTGAACACATCTTGGCTTCACTTAGTCCTTTTTTTTTGACTCAGTAAGTCCGTCTTCGTCCATAACGTCATACATTTCAAAATGTCCACCGTTACGTTCGTAAATTAATCCTGCAAAAATTTCTGCTTTTTCTGACTCTTCAACTTTTGAAGTAGCAACTCTTTGAGCCCAGTTCCAAAGTGTTTCGTCAACTGGATCAATTTGCTGTTGTCCACCGCTTTCTTTTACAAGTTTTAGCATTTCAACAAATGACATGTTTGAAGGATCTTTAATAACTTCAACTGACTCGTTAACTGATTCTTTCATTTCTTTTTTGCAGTCATCAATCATTGCTTTAAGTTTAGGCTGATCACAGTCTGGATGCATTTTGCAAATTTCTGCTTTAGACTTACCGTCTTTACACATTTTCTTTATGTGTGCTTTGGATGGCATCTTGCCGTCTTTTGCTTCGTTAACTGACTCGTTAGTTTTCTTTGCTTTAACTTCAGACATACATGCTTCGCACATCTCTTTTAATTTCTTTTGATCACAGTTTGGATATTTCTTGCAAATTTCATTTACTTTCATACCTTTGCTGCACATCATTAAAATGTCTTTCTTCTTAGGCATTTTTTCTGCTGTAATTACTTCTGCAGCTTCTTCAACTGACTCTTTCTTTTTGCCGAAGAATTTCTTTTGCTTATCTGACATTTCTTTTTTGCCTGACTTCTTGCCGCCTTTAGCATCTTTAGCAGCTTTCTTCATTGGCTCTTTTTTGTCACCGTCTTTGTCTAAGTCTAAAAAGTCTGGCTTACCTGCTTCAGCAACCATGTCATCAAACTTAGCTTTAAATGACTCTTCTTTCTTTTTAGATGCTTGGAACTCTTTTGATGCATCAACGTACTCGTTGCCTTTTAAACTCTCAACATCTTTGTTATGAGTTTTCTTTAACCAACGTGCAAATTCTGTATCTTTGTCTTTTTCGGATAGCTCTTCGTTTACAGTTTTTTCTACTTCAGACTCTTTAACTTCTTTGGACTTAGAATCTTTTTTAGCTTTTGCATCTTCTTTGGCTTTTTTCTTTTTAGGTTTAGCAGCACCGTGTTCTTCTAGTGTAACAATTTCCATATCTGCTGCTGGAACTTTTCTTTCTACACCGTGTTTAAATTGTACATCGTACCATTCAACATTACCTTTGTCATCTGGAATAGCATGACTTTCGTAAACTGGTTTACCTTTACCATATATTGGATGGTTAACTGTTGTTGCACAGTCATGGTCTTTTGAATGGCAAAGTTCTCTAACTTCGTCATCAGTGTAACCTTCGAATGTAACTACTTTTGGTTTATAATCAACACCTGCTACTCTTGCTATACTTTCTAGAGTACCGTCAAATGTATTTGAATTTTTTAATTCCTCTTTGGGAATTATATTTAATATATTTCTAATGTCCATGATGCTATCCTTTTAAGAGCTCCCACTCTGATGTTAGTTTATCTCGAATACTTTCGCAAGTCCCAGCTTCGTATTCTCGTTCTCCTTTATTCATAGCATTATCTGCTTGAATCTCGTATTCCATTCTCTCACGAACAGAAGTTAAATAATCGTTAGATAAAGTAATATAACTACTGATCCAACCTTGTAATTCGTCTCCCGGCTCAATCATTTTATATAGCGCAACGGCATTCTTAGCACAGTTTGCTAATTCAGCTTTAGCCATTTCGGCTTCATGATCGGGCTTCTTTTCCATATTAATATTTATCTCTTTAGTGCGTTGCCGCCGCCAAAAATGTTTCCCTTCATATCTAGTGCATTAACTGCTGTACCATTTTTCTTCTTCTTTTGCACTATTTTGGGTACTTTAGGAGCAGATGTGCCGCTTCTTCCTGGTGAACCTGTATAACTTTTATTGCCAATAGAACCTTTACCAATAGCAAGTTGTGGACTTACGACAGTTGCTATATTGCCAGAAGCTGTAGCACCTGCTGTAGCAGATTCCATTTTCTTCTTGTTTAGTTCAATGGCATTGAATAATTCATTAAGTTTCATATTACTATTTACCCTTTTTTCGACCTGATTTCATATTAGCACACCAGTGATACATTCTACCTTTTTCACCACCTGCATTCTTTGCTTTTTTACGTAGCTCACTTACACTACCATTACAACTAGCACCAGATTTTTTAACACGTCCTGGTCTGCTCTTGCCTTTCTTTTTACCATCAGCAAAGTTTTCAACTACTGCATTCACAGTTAAAAACAGTTTAGCAACCTTAATATTAGTTTCGCCAAGCATTTGTAATGCAGCGTATCTGTGATGTCCGTTGATAATTTTGTTATTACAGTCTACTATAATAGGTTTATAGTTTCCTTCAGTTAATGAATCGATCTGCTTTTTAAAGTTTTCAAATATAAATTGTTCTTGTACTGGAATAAGATCACCAATTTCAATTGTTTCTACAGTATGTCTAATTTTATCTAAATGTTTATTTTTAATTTGGGGTAATTCTTCTCTTGTGTATTGTTCTTCTTTTGATGTTTCAATCTTTGCAACTTCAAGGCCAATATTAGTAAACAAGTTTTTTAAGCCTGAAACACTTTTTAGTGCTTGTAGCATTAGTTGCTGTTCGTCTTCTGCACGTCTATCATAAAACTGTATAAACTTTTTAGCGTTCTCTGGAGTAATGTATACCATGCCGCCTGAACTTGCACCGCCTGTATCTTTATAACTTAATGGAAAAGGATTATTATCTTTTCTCGTTGCTATGTTATTAATAACATCAATTTTAGGACGTTGTTGTTTTACAACAAGTTCTTGTACATTATCTTCTTTAGTTTTTTTCTTTTTCTTGGGGAATAATTTTTTAACGTTTTGATACTCGCCGCCAACGGGAACATCTACTGTAGCATTTTGCTTAGTTACAATACCAACACCTGCTGCTTCTTCGTTTTTATTTTTGTTCTTCTCGTATTTTTCAATAGACTTTTTAGCTGACTTTATCATTGCTTTTTCATGTGCAGCTAATTGGCGTTGTGTTTTTTCTCTTTGATCATCAGCATACCCTTCAGATTTTTTCTTTGTACCTTTGGGCTTATATCCACTTGCGAATGCAGCTTTACGTTGTGCATCACTTTTGAATCCTTCAAACTCGAATGATCTCATATCGGTTTCTCACCAGTAAACTTAGGTAATGAAAACCATAACTTAAACCATTCAGGGGTTCCTGGTTCAATCTTATGCTTTTTCATTAGTTCTCCCTTTTCATTTCCACTAATACTAATATTGCTGCCTTCCCAAGGAGTGTATCCTTTGAATTCATTTATACCGGCAAGTCTAACAATATCGTCTAACTCAGTCATTACATCTTAACGCAGTTGTCTACAGTCTTGCCACCTTTTTTCTTAGTACCCATACGCTTGTAGCCTTTCCAACATACTTTGCCGTCAACACCTTTTTGCTTTGCTTCATTGACACTTTCATACTGTTGTCTAATGNTTTCTGGCATCATTACAAATTTTGGTTTAGCACACTCTGGACATATTGATTCTTCTGGCTCTTCATGTCCTGGCTTATCCATGTCTGGATTCNTCGGTGGATTTTTAACTTTATCTAAAACGTCTTTTTGAGTGTCTGCCCATTTCATTAACTTCATTATTTTTTCTTGTGGCAGTTTACAACGTTTAACTAAGTCTTCAATATTACGAGCTCCACCTACTTCGCCGTAACGTGTTAATTCGTCACCTACTCTTGAAAGCACTAATGACAATGCATCATCTTTAGTAGTGACAGCCTTGTCCATAAGGATCCTACCAATTCTAGATAGTTTCGCTCCCTGTGGTGTTTCATATGCTGATTCTTTATTCATCATTTTCCCCTGTGTTATCATTGATCCCCATACCTTTTCTAACCGCAGCATATAATGCATCTGCATGTTCTCCTGCACCGGTATGTTGTGCAAATTTGTTTATATCTCCGTTAGCAGCATCGGCTCTAGCCATTGTACCACTAATACCTTCAACGCCATCGGAACCGTCTTCACGCTGTCCACTGGAGTTAAAATTCATTGTTTCAAATTTATAGTAACCGTGTCCTTTACCTTCGACACCATTATAATCTTTTATAAGTTTTGACATCATGTCAAGTCTATCGCTACCTGCAACAAACGTTATATGATTAAATCCTCTTTCGTGAAGTGAACTACATATCTTAGGTAGTGTATTCATGTCTGTATTTTCTACAACATTGTTTGCAAACTCAGGATGTATATTTCTAATAAAACTTACTTTGGTTGAATAATCTAAAGGATTCTTTTTTGCATCTTGCGTCTGACTAGTGTATATCTCCATTTCACCACCAGTCTTTTTCATTGCCTTAAAAACTTGTTTATGACCTAGCGTTGGTGGATTGAATCTACCAAAGCAAAATGTCATATGCTTGTCACCGTCATCTTCAGTTAAAAATATTTCGTTAATTCTCATAGTCGCCGTTCTCTAAATGCAGCTCTTGTTCTTTGGCAATTTGTCTTGCTAATGATATCA